TTGATTGCCGAAGTTTGGGATGCATTACGTGACCATATTGATTTGATTGATCGCGGTGATGCCGCAGATACATTAGTCAATTTGTTGATTGATAACAATTATGAGGTCGATGAAATTAAAGATACCTTTAAGGACAAAGATATCACTACCGCGTTAAAAGGTTATGCTGAACAGCATTTCCAAGATGAAGAATACGAAGAAGAAGAACAAGATACCGACGAGTGGGATTAAATGAATTGGTATACCCGTATTAGCAGTGACCTAACTGTAATACCGGATTTCATATCTCAATATGAAATAGAATTAAGTTCAGCAAAAAGTGATGTTAAGATTTACGGTAACGTAGAAAAGAACATCGCGGCCTTGCCCGGCGTTACGGAACATAGGTTCAATCAACTTCAAGAAATTGAAGCAGTATTAAATTACCTAAATATTCAATTACGGAAAATTCGCCGAAAACATTTTCAAAAATATTTAGAAGCGTATAATAGAGCATTGACAAGCCGTGATGCAGAAAAGTATGTAGACGGCGAAGATGAAGTGATTGACTACGAAACCTTAATTAACGAAGTAGCATATTTGCGTAATCGTTGGTTAGGTATTATGAAGGGTCTTGAAGCCAAGCAATGGCAGATGGGACATATCGTGCGTTTACGCACAGCAGGAATGGAAGATATTTCAATATGAGTTATTCAAATATAACATCAAATAATTTTGTTAACCTTAGCCCAGTTAGTTTAACAAATACATCACTTACACCTAAACAGTTACACGCAATTCAACCTTTGGCTCAGTTAAATGGATCATTTATGTTTTCTTCGGAAAACAATTTGCATCCTCATGTCAAAAAGTATGAAGTATATGAAACACCAACTGATGTACTAGCATTAAGTGTTGCTTGGAAAAGACTACGTGATAATGGTCACTCAGGTATAGGCAAGCTATTACAGGATGAATTGTTTAGTAAGGTCGCCGATGCCGATATTGAAATGGCTAAGAAAATTCGTGACTACTACAGTAAAAAAATTATGATGTTAACATTGCGAAATGACAATCCGAATATGACCGCATATCGTAAGGATCTAAACACATTTGTACATGGTGATGGTCGTATGGTTAGAGAAAACATGTTAGGCTTAGCATACTATCTACCTATATTTTATGAGTACGATGTTAACATTGATGAAGTTCGGTGTGCAGTTGATGCAAATCAAAACTTTAAAAAATTAGACAAAGAAAACAAGCCTAAACTATTGAAACTTTCTGTAGAATTGCAACCATTGAAGATGATAGTTAGAAAAACTAAACGAATTACTACTAATCAATATTGGCTCAAGGATCTTAAGCTAAATGCTGGTGTACTAATTAGTATTCAACTTAGTAATCCTTTAGAACATATTTGGAATGATATGTTTCTTAATACAAAAGTACTACAAGTTAATGGTTCTTTTTGTAGACGCACAATAGACAATTTTGAATACTTTAGTGTTGATAAATGGCATCTAGCAAAAGGTTGACATTAAATCACTTTGGCTATATAATACATGTATTGATTGATTAAAGGAACTCTAATGAAATTGGAAACCGCTCTCAACGTGATAGCTAAAGAAGGTAAATTTTTAGGATTGACCTCTTTTGCAATGATGCAATTCATAGCAAAGAATCCTTTGGCACAACCTAAAAAGACATTAGAAGCCTTTAAGGTTGTAAAAGAAAGTACTACAAATACATTTGCATAAAACGGTTGACAATAAATCAACTAGGGTGTATAATTGTATTTTTCAGTGACTAATATAGGAGTTTAAATGTCTACTGTTCGCATTGTTTCTGGCACATATCGCAATCAGCCGATTGCTAATCAAGTGTTCACATTGGTGAAAGGGTATCAAACAGGTACGAAAGGTGGGTTTGTTACAGTGAAAAATGAAGGTCAATTCCCGGGACGTAGTGGTCTTATCAGGGTTAATGTTGATACGCAAAATGATTTGCAATTTGTGTCAGGCACTGAGCCTGTTGTTGCAGTTGAACCAGAGGTTACTGAGTCTGAGGTAGAGGCAATGGATCGCATTGCTAGCCGATTCAATGTGCTTGATGAAATGAGTGCCGCATGTATTGCAGGCAACATTCGTGCTATGATTGTGTCAGGTCCCCCTGGAGTCGGCAAATCACACGGTGTCTCTTTGCAAATGGAAAAAGCAAGTTTGTTTGATAAAATTGCAGGCAAGCGTCCTCGCTTTGACATTGTGAAAGGCGCAATGTCAGGTATTGGTTTGTTCTCTAAACTGTACAAATATTCTGACAGTAAGAATGTTTTGGTCTTTGATGACTGCGACATTTGGGAAGACCCTGATGCATTGAATGTGTTGAAAGGTGCTTTGGATTCAGGCAAAACTCGCCGAATCAGTTGGAACAAAGACAGTCGCATTTTGCGTGAAGAAGGTATCCCTAATACTTTCAACTTCAATGGCTCGGTGATCTTTATCACTAACTTGAATTTTGCTGACCGTCGTAGCAACAAAATCAAGGCTCACTTGGATGCATTGCAAAGTCGTTGTCACTATCTGGACCTCACTATCAACAGTGAACGTGACAAAATGTTGCGTATCAAGCAGGTTCATCGTGATGCTGATGGCGGTCTGTTTGCTGACTATGATTTATCCGATGAACAATCATCGGATGTTATGAGTTACATGTGGGACAATCACAACAAATTGCGTGAAGTGTCCTTGCGTATGGCATTGAAGGTTGCAGACTTGGTCAAGATTAGTCCGAGCAATTGGCAGAATCTTGCTAAGGCAACTTGCATGAAAGTTTAACGCCGTGTGAAGGCCGGGGCAATGTCAATAAGTCCCCACCCTATTTTTGGAGACTACGGTCTCCTTTTTTTGCCTTTGTGTTTGCTTTATCCATGCATAAGTATTATAATAACTAGATGATATCAAAACCGAAAACTAAAGAACAATTAATTTATTTTCTTGTATCAACAATAAAGTTAGGTACTTATGATAAAAGGTTCCTATCCAACTTAGAAACAATGCATTTGGTCAATAAAAAACCATTGACTACTAATCAAGCATCGTTGCTGGATAAGATTACATCTAGATATAAAAAACAAATAGAAAAATTAGAAATTCATGTTGATGAATTGTTAAACTTGCCGTGGGACAACATTCCTATTCCAAGTTTACCTCAATTCACCGAAGTGCATTTGTTATTGGTTGATGATGAATTGATTTTGCGTAGTCCATATAAAAAAGATTTTGTTTCTGAATTTAGAAATTTAGAAATAAATCCTATTTGGAATAGAGAAGATAGATTTTGGAGAATGCCAGCAAATAGTTATACACTAAAGGTCACTAAGGCATCTATTGAAAAACATTACACTAAAATTAATTACTGTGACAATATAAACTCTATGTTGGATTCTACCTCTGTCTATGATGCAAAAATATGGAACCCTACATTCTGTTATGTAAATAACAACTTCTATGTAGTTGCCACTTCAAATACATTGCAACAGGCTATAAAACATTTATCTTTTGAAATTGATATTGCGTTACTACCTAGATTGAAACGATCCGGAATCAATATTGATCAGTCTGTGATTGATGAATACTTAAACAAGTTTTCACAGGCAGAAATTGATTTTGCAATAAATGACATAGTTGAATTCAATTACCGAGATGAAAAATTAGTAGATTATCTGTTACAGATAAAACCTGATCTGATTATATTGAATGAATCATTTAAGATAGGCTATCTACATAAGGCTAAGTCATTGATAGAAAATAAAATAACATGTGTTATTAGGAATAAAGATACACAGATACTCAGTGATATAAATCAATACGAATTTCCTGTACTGATAACTGGCAAGGTGGCCACAGCAAATTACGCATTAAAATATGCGTATGGCACCAGTAAAGTGATACACATAGTAAACAACGACCCGGTAACAATACAATGAGAGAATGCAAACTAATAATTAAAGATGAAGTCAATGTAAAGATTGAAGGCCTAGAACTAGGTGACCGCAAAGCATTGATGAAGAAATTTGAATATGAGAAGCCAGGCGCAAGGTATTTGCCAAGTGTCCGACTTGGTCGTTGGAATGGTAAAATCAGTTTCTTTAGTCTAGGTGGTAGTACATTTGTAAACCTATTACCAGAGATTCTCCCCATTCTAGATAGTGCAGGGTATGACATTCAGTTGGAAGATTTGCGGACATACAGCACAACATTCAATTTTAAACAGATTGAAGAGGATACTTTTAGTCATTGTAGTTGGTCAAAAGGTCATCCTAAAGAAGGTGAGCCCGTTAAGTTTAGAGATTATCAACTTACCGTAGTAAACGAATTCTTAGCTAACCCTCAGTCAATACAAGAGGTAGCAACAGGCGCAGGCAAAACACTAATGACTGCGGCATTGAGTTATAGCATTGAAAACTACGGTCGTAGTATTGTCATCGTTCCTAACAAGAGTTTGGTTGTGCAAACAGAAGCAGATTATATTAACTTAGGATTAGATGTTGGTGTATACTTTGGTGATAGAAAAGAATATGGAAAGACGCATACAATCTGTACTTGGCAAAGTCTAGGTAACATGTTAAAGAATACCAAGTCAGGTGAAGCAGAAGTATCTATCGGAGAGTTTATTGAAGGTGTTGTTTGTGTCATGGTTGATGAAGTACACATGGCAAAAGCTGAGGTACTAAAAGAACTATTAACCGGGGTAATGAGTCACATTCCAATTCGTTGGGGATTGACTGGAACAATACCTAAAGCAATATTTGAAGCACAATCACTGTATGTAAGCATAGGTAATTTAACTAATAAACTTAGTGCAAGTGAACTACAAGAAAAAGGTGTGCTTGCACAATGTCATGTAAACATTGTACAATTAAAAGATGAAGTAGAATTCTCAAACTATCAAAGTGAGTTAAAACATTTGCTTGAGGACCCGCATAGGTTAGATGCTATTGCTGAATTGATTTTAAAAGTGAAAGAAAGTGGCAATACATTGATACTAGTTGATAGAGTAAATGCAGGTAAAGAATTAATCAGCAGATTACCCGACGCAGTATTTGTTTCAGGTAATACAAACATGACTGAAAGAAAAGAGGAGTATGATGAAATTGCCACTAGTACAAACAAGATTATTGTTGCCACGTACGGTGTGGCAGCGGTGGGCATTAACATACCAAGAATTTTTAATCTGGTTCTTATTGAGCCTGGCAAAAGTTTTGTCAGGGTTATCCAATCGATTGGTCGAGGAATCAGAAAAGCGGAAGATAAAGATTTTGTCCAAATATGGGATATCACAAGCTCCTGTAAATTTGCCAAAAGACACTTAACGCAACGAAAGACATTCTATAAGGATGCAAACTACCCATTTGACATGGAAAAGTTGACATACAGATAAAATAGTGATATAATAACAACATGAGAATTTTAACCCTTGACAATACATACTACAATCTTGAAACTCTACCTGAAGAAGTAGATGATTTAAGATTTGCTATCCTTGATAATAGCAATCCGCAAAATGTAGACTATCATTACATACCATTGATATTTTTAGAAAGTTTTAATAGCCCTGCACTAGTATTGCGTATAGGTGACAAGA